TGTTTTTGATAATCTTTCTTATATCCTTTTGGACATTCATATTTCTTAAACTCTTCTTCTGTTAGTGCGTGTTTTTCACAAGGCATATACCAAGTTTGATCTTCAAAGTCGTGTGTATGTATTCCATCACATCCTATATCCTTTGCTATCTTTTCGGCCATCTCTCTTGTCGAATAACCTAATCTGTCATTTATAATTGCAAAGTCATCATTTACTTTTTCACTATACAAATCTAATTTACCAAGCTCTTTAAGTTTTCTTTCTGAATATCTTTTTGCTGCAAGACCACCCCATAGTAAATATGAGATTGTACCACAAGCCTCCTTGTCATCAGGTTTGTAATATTCCTCAGCTCTTGATAAGAAAGAATACATCCTACTAATAGTCTGTTCACTTATTGCTTTACCTTGTGCTAATTGTTGTGCCCTAATCTTACCGACATCTGTAGCACATTTATTATTTACTTTTTTATTAAGTTCTATTCCTCTCTTTGCATTGTTCTTTACTGCATCAGGATAATCACTAAAACTTTCAAATATCAATCTTTTACCAGCTTTGTATCTTTTGTCATTTCTAATTATACCTTTAATCTGTGATAATAATTCTTGTGCTTCTTCTTCTTCTATTTTTGCTAGATCATTAATAGTAGGGTCTTTTGGTCTTTCTGCTTTGTCTGCGAAATAACCCTCAATACTAAAACCTTTGACTTTACCTGTTTTTACAAACTCTTGCCATACTTGTTCGTTATTTACTTTAACTGCACCTACCCAAGTACCTACAGGATATTCAAGACCATATAAAGCTGTCTTGTCTTTTTTAGAATCCTCTACTATCCAAGATTCTACAAGTGATAAACCTTTTAGTGTATGTTTATGCTCTAATGTAGAATTGTTTTGGTTTCCTTTCTGTAAATAAATTTGGGAGGCCTTTCTTACTGTTTCTCGTGAGAAGTATATATAATATTCATCTTCGCCACTTTTTCTATATATAGGTTTGTTAGGTACAAGTAAAGCTCCCAATAAAATTCTTTTCTCTTTATCTACCTCTGCTAGTTGTAGTTGTTGTTCGCCTTTGAGTGCTATAAAATCCTCTTCTATTGCAGGATTCTCAACTATACTAATTGCTTCTATTCCAGTTAAATCTTCGTTGTCGTCTAAAATTAATTCAACTATCTTCATAATAATATATCGTTTTTAATTAATTATTTTGTTTATCCTAATGAACTTTCCTGTATAATATTTCTATCTAAACTTTGTGCTGTTGTTACATCTCCTGACACTACAAATGCTTTTACAGGTTTTTGTGTTTGTGTAGCTAAAGTTTGTGCTAACTGATTTGATGTATCAGCACCAACTATGTTAAATGCAGGTGCAGATGGCGTAACTGCTGATCCACCAGCCGAAGATAAAGAGCCTACTGAGCCTCCTCCTTGTTGCATAGGTTTTACTTGATTTATTTTTCTTACTGTTTGTAATCCTGTAGCTAATACAGTAGCAATGTTTACTACTCTTGAAATAGTAGCAAATGGCTCAGGTAAAGTAGATTTTGTGGCCAATACTTCTGTTACACCTTGATAAGTGTTTATTAATGCTTGACCTGTTGCAAATGCTTTACCTGCTTTACTTGCTTCCCCTAATATTCCTGCAATAGCTCCAAACGCTTGAGATGTAAGTTGTAACTTTTGTTTTTCAGTTATTTCAGTTGTTTTGACATCTTGTTTTTTTAATGAATCTAATTTATTCTGTTTTGCTGTTTCAAGATTTGCTGTATCTATACCATTCTTCTTTGCTAAAGCTATAAGATTGTTATAGTGTTCAGTTTGTTTTTGAATTTCTAATTGTTTCTTTTCATCGTCCGTAACTGCCTCTGCCTCTCTAATTTGTTTTTTTAAATCAGATAATTGTTTTTCAGCTTGTGCCTCTTGTGCTTTCCTTTCTTTCTCCTCAGCATCTTTCTCAGCTTGTGCTGCTTTTTCTTCTGCTCTCTTTTCTGCCTCTATTCTTTTTCTTTCTGATTCTGCCTCTCTAAGGTTTGTTGTTATTTCAGCAGTAAGTGTTTTTTGTTTTTTAAGTCTTGATGCCTCAAGCTCTATAAGTCTTGCTTCTAATCTTGCTTGTTCGTCTAAGTCCTCTTTTGTGGAATTACTTAACTCATTTTGTTGTTTCTTTGCCTCGAATCTTAATCGTGCTGCTTCTATCTCTTTTAAAGTAATTTCCTCCTCTATTCTACCTGCTTCTTTTAGTGCTGCAATTCTATCTTCTATACTTAC